CCACCTGCAGCGAGGAACAATGGCTCTAGACCTAGCAAAGTTCCGCAGTTGGGCCCGCATTCCTCACACGGAGGATGACCCGGCTATTGGCATTGCATGGGCAGCAGCCGTACGCGAACTGGAAGAGCGAACCGGGTGGTGCGTGGAGAGTGTTACTAGAACGCAGTGGGTGCCCGCAGCGCCCTTGACGATCTACGGCGGTCTGTACCTCCGTCTTGAGCGCCAAGGCGACCTGGCAGGCACTACGGCCACCTACAGCGATAGCGCGACGGTGCCCCTTACCGGCACGTGCGCGAAGATCCAAATCAACGGCCTGATCTACGTCGATATGGAAATCGATAACTTGACGTACCCGGTCACCCTAACCGTGACGGCCGGGAACGCAGCGCTTAACCCGCTGCTCGAAATGGCGCTCCTGCAACGCGTCGCGCACCATGTTGCAAGCCGCGGGGATGACACGGTTGCCCTGGACTCGACGTACTGGGATCGGATCACCGGCATGATGGGCAAGGGGATTGGGTAATGGCCGGGCACGTTCCATCCGGGATGATGCGCCTCGTCATGACGGCGCAGAATCCAGTAGCCACGCTTGACGCGTTTGGCCAGGCTTCCGAGTCTTGGCTTTCGTTCGCGACCATCCCGGTTCACATTGAGAACGCCAACACGGAAGAGACAATGGATGACGGCGGCTCAAGCGTGCGCACCGATTGGCGCATTCTCGCTGCTTTCCACCCGTCAATGACCACCCGATCCAGGCTGTTGCTGGTGGACAACGGCACTACGCGCACGTTCTTCATCAAGGGCTGCTGGGATCGGGATCAGAAGCGCCGGCGTTTAGAGATAAATGCGGTGGAGGTGACGGAATGAACCCCGTGAAGATCACCATCGATACCAAGGAAGTGAAGCAGACATTGGCGCGGCTTTCGCCCATGCTGAACGAAGCCGTTCGCAAGAAGGCAATTCGCAAGGGCTTTAAGCCGTTTGTGGCAAACCTGAAAGCCACGTTGCTGAACGCGCCCTACATTCGCGGCGGCAAGAAAATCCACCGCAAGGGGATTGCATCCGCTACGAAGGTCAATTCACCCAAGCGGATGGGCGGCCCAGGCTCGGCTATCCGCGCCGAGCTCGGCGTGCAACTCGGCAAGAAGGGCGGCGCACGCGCTCGTAACAAGCAATTCGTGTACCCGTGGAAAGAGAACGGGTTCATGCACAAGAACTCGGGCCGCATGATCCCTGGCAACCACTACGGCGAGATGTGGGGCAAGGCGAACGTAGCCAAGATCATGCAAGCGATCAGTTCCGAAATTCTCATTGAGGCTCGCAAGATCCTCGGAATAGGGAATACCAGTGTCCCTAAGTAATATCCAAAAGGCTATTCGAGTTGAGTTACAACTAAAAGCGAATTCCTTCTGTGGGGTTCGCCAGGCAGGTGCTGTAACACCGTGTTACGTCTACGAAATCACCAGCGCTGCCGTTGATGTTGTTACTTCCGGCATCCCAACTTTGTGCCATTGGACAATTACGGTACAGGTTCAAGCCATAGCGGATACGGTCGATGATTGCCTCAATCTGGTAGACGATGTGCGTACTTCGTTTGCAGCACCAATTACTAACGCTGGATACGACTGCGTCATTGTGCTGTCCGCGTTCAGCGTGACGATGAGCACTGAATCAATCGATGACGGCAAGACCGATGCGGAGCGCATCGGCACTATTCAACTCGAACTACTTGTACAGGAGACAACCTAATGGCAATCACACCAGGCTACGGCGGAGCGCTCACGCTCAATTTCCAAACGGCAGGCGCGGCTACCTACTTCGCAAAGAACGTGACCTTCAGCCATTCGCGTTCATCGCTCGACTCCACAAGTCTTGCTGACTTCGCAGAGAAGCGGATGCCTGGTCGCATTCAGCGGAGCGCTACGTTCGACTGCATGGCAGATTCATCGCTTGATGCGGCGATTCGCACGCACATGAACCCGACCACTATTGCAGAAGCGCAAAATAGGACAGTGGCATTTAGTTACACCGACAAGGGTTCAATCGCTTACACCATCACCGGACACCTTACGAGCGCAACGCGCACCGATGACGGTTCGGGCCCTGGTATGTGGTCAATGACACTTGAGGAGGCTTGATGCCGTTTGATCTGTCTTCAATCTCACCGAAGCCGCGGCGCGTCGATGTGCCTGGTGTTGGCGTCATCATGGTGCGTGAACCCACGATGGCGGACTACACCCGCGCGGCTGCTGATCCATACTGGTGGGCGGCTTGTCTGTCCTGCATCGATGGCACTCCATTCGTGCACAACCATGGCGAGATGGCAAACGTCCGAGCGGACATCTGCTCGGCGCTGCTTGAGGAGATCAACCGGGAACGTTTTACGACGCCGCCGAACGGCGGCTCTGGAGAATTGCAGACGCCGAGCAACGCATGAACATGAGCGGACTCATTGCCAAGTCGGAACTCACCACGCTTGAGCGGTGCGAGTGGCTGCTTACGGCCCTGGTCTGCAACGCTGTCGGGCAAAAGCCACAACGCTGCATCCCCTGGTTGAAGAAGGAGACTTATGGCAGATAAGAGCATGAAGGCTGTCATTCGCGCGGAAGTGGATCCGTCGGGCGTCATTAAAGGCGTTGCGGCAACGAATCGCGAGTTGGCTAAGTTGAACAGCAAGACCAGTGCTATCGCTGTCGGTGCATCTTTCAACATGGCGCAGATGGGCTTTCAAATGCTTATGGGTGCGTTCCGCATTCTGGATCGACGCATGACGGAGATGGCGCAGATGTCTACGCGGTTCTCACCCGAAGCCCAGCGTGGGGTAATGGAAACACAGATTGCCAAGATCAACCAAGAGATCGAAATGGCAAAAGCGTACGGCTTGGATGTAGCGGGTGTTGAACGCGCTAAGCGGCTTGGCATTACCGAACGAACCCAGGCTGATGTTGCCGCAGCTGGCGGTGGGCAAATGGCGGCTACGGAATCAATGAAACAATCTGGTGAGACTTTATTCAACAAGATGATTGATGGTGTGATTATGACGTTTACCGACCCAGCAAAGAAGTTCAGTATGCAAAATATCTCGAACGACCTTAGTAATTTTGGATTGGGTATCGGCACATCCGGGCAAGAGGCAACGAAGGGCATGAGCGACAACCCTCGGCGCGACGAGGAAGTGTTGCGTCAAATCCATAGGACTTTGAAAGGTGGCTCCTGATGGCATTCACACTTGTTGAACGTGCAAATAGCCGCAGTTACTCGCTTGTCGCGCCACCAGGTGAATCATCGATCACTTTGCAATACTTGATGACGTGGAGCAACGCTAGCACACAGCCAACTGAAGCACAGATCATTACAGCTGCTGGAAAGCCTCCAACGCGGATCAGTTCGGCCGCGTATACCGGTAACTCGTATTTGAAGACAATGGTAGTTCGTGAGGTTGCCATCGAGCCAGTGCGGGAACGGCAGAACGCTTGGATTGTCACGCACCGAGCAAGCACACGCGACGGGGTACAGCTCGACCAAGGCGGCTCGTATTGCACGTGCACACGCGCTACGGTTGTGCGATCAACGGTCATGTACCGCAAAGACCCGACGTATCCAAGCAACGGATCAGTCGCGTTTGCTTCGGGCGCAGATATTGGTGGCTTGAAAGTTGATACCAATGGCAAGCCAAAGGTCTACGACGTACCTCAGCAACTCGTGACCATTGAAACGCAGTACGACCGGACGCTTCCGCAAAGCGCGCCAGTGGCGGAACCACTGTGGTCTGCGTACACGTCCTACGTAGGCAGTCGAAACAGCGCAGCGTTCCTTGGCTTTCCAATCGGAACCCTGCTCTACCAGGGCTTTCAGACCGCACCGGAAGACAATTACTACCGGATGTCACACACCTTCCTGTACGACGCCTGGTACCACCTTGAGCAGATCCCGGCGCCAAATCCAACTGGGGAGCCGATCCTTATTGCTGGCGTTAGTATCGGCACCCCAGCAGTTCCAATCTTGCAAGTGAAGGATGTGGTGTTCCTGCAACGCTACGACACGCTTTCATCGTTCTCCGCCATCTTGGCGTCCTTGGATCTGGCCGCGCTTACATCACCCAAACCACTGGCCATTGCATAATGGCTTGGCAGAACCCAATCTTCAATGGCAACCTATACGGGGGATTGACCCGTTACGCCATGAACGGTTTCGCGCAGACTCAACGCGTGGCAACTGCCAACGCCGCCGGTATCAAGTTTGCGCAGGGTGAAGCGTTCAACAAGGCGCCCACCAAATCTGTCCTGGTGTCCATCAACACTGCAACGCTTTACGCAGCAAACCGATGGACGTATGCCGTGCAGATATGGTTCCCAACTCCAATCGGCGGTGGTGGGATTACTGTGCCGACAAACGATTTGAGTGGAACCTATGCCGCTGCCGTGAACCTGCGCGAGTGGCACAACACCCCCACAATCGTCGATGGGATGAACATCTCAACAGCGCCAGCGGCGACGATTGGGCCGGTCGGATCCACTTACAACACTGGCACGGCTTCATGGCCTACAACGGAACTATCGGCAAAGGTCGAGCTCCACGTTTGCCACGATAGTTCCGGCGCCGTCTTTGCCTACTTCGATCGACCAAATCCACTGAGGTGCACTTGATGGCAAACCTAACTCTCGTTACTCCTATCCCGCCCCAGGTCATCTGCAAAGGTGAGGTGTTCGCCATCTCGATGCACGTGCACGATGACGGCGCAAACTTCCACTGGACGAACGCAGGATTCACACCCAAGGGCTACATCACCGTGGGCACGGTCAAACTCGAAGGCACTGGTTCTGTAGTCAACGCTGGCGGCGGCACTGCCACCGTGTCCTGGACTGCGGCGCAAACGCTGACCGTAGACGCCAACGCCTGGGGCACCATCGTCATCTACGCCGACCCGACATCCGGCAGCGAGAACCGACACATCGCGACCATCTTCGCACGCATTACAGCAGAGGCAATTCCCTAATGTTCACCTCCATGTTTCGGCGTTCCATGCTCGGTGCTTCGGGTGGCAGCGTTACCGCTGACCTATTAGTAGTTGCAGGTGGCGGCGGTGGTGGTGGAACTGGCGGAGGTGGCGGAGGCGCTGGAGCAGTATTTACTGGTTCACAAGTTCTAGCCGCTGGTTCGTACACCGTCACTATCGGCGCGGGAGGAGCGGCTAGCGCTAATGGTTCAAATAGTGTGTTTGATAGCACGACTTCAACTGGCGGTGGCCGCGGTGGCCTTGCTGGCAATGACAACGGAGCAAACGGTGGAAGCGGTGGCGGCGCACGCGCTGTAGGAACGGCTGGAACTGGCATTTCTGGACAAGGCAACGCAGGCGGAACGGCTATCAATGCAAACGCTTTTCCCAATGGCGGCGGTGGTGGCGCTGGCGCAGTCGGTTCGAACGCTCCTTCAAATACTGTGGCTGGCGCTGGCGGCGCTGGCTTGCTGTCTTTCATCAGTGGATCAGCAACGTATTACGGCGGCGGCGGTGGTGGTGGGTGCTACGGAGGAAACGGAACCGGAGGTGCTGGCGGTAATGGTGGCGGCGGAACTGGTGGCAATTTCACTACTGCATCCACTAGCGGTACAGCAAACACAGGCGGCGGTGGTGGCGGCCAGGGCGGAAACAATGTGGGAACAGCACAGGGAGGTTCTGGAATTGTCATTGTGTCCTATCCAGGCTCATCAAGAGGAACGGGCGGAACAATCACGACTTCCGGCGGAAACACCATCCATACATTCACGGCTAGTGGAACGTTGGTGATCTCATGAAATACGCAGCACAAATCATCGAAGATATGGTTGCTCAAGTTGTCGTTACGCCCACTCTTTCATGGGTGCGCGACAACCTCGGCGGCGAGTGGGTGGAATGCAAGACTGACGGCAGTATCCGCGGGTGCTACCCGGGCCCGGGATACACGTACGACCGCGTGAACGATGTATTCGTCCCGCCACCTGAAGAGCCAACACCAGAGCCATGATCCACCTGGCATTGTTCATCGTCCTGCTGCTCACCGGCTGTGCATCGAGCACGGCGGCGATCTCGCAGAGTGCCAACACTTCGCGAGAGGCGGCGACATCGGCACGCTCGCACCTAGCAAAAGCGAACGCGGAGCTCGAGCGCATCGAGGCGCTTTCCGCGGAGATTTCGGCCCGGATCCCGTACGTTAGTGATGATGTCCCGGCAATTTACTCAACCATGCAGTACGTCTCAATCGCAGTGGTGGCCGCTGTGATCGGAGCACTTATCTACAACTACATACCACGAGGCCGCTGATATGACGACTGCCCAATACACGATATGGATGCTCGCCCTAGTCGCATTGACATTCGCCGCGGGTTGCTCCGTCGGCTCCACCTTCCGCAGAATCCGAACTCCCACAAAGGCATCAAATGCAAAATCTCGCAACGCTTGACGGTGTACTTTCCAGTCTATTCTTCAGCATAACGCTAGGTTTGATCGGGACCCTGGCCGGCTACTTCTGGTGCAGGAGTAAGGGCAGCAAATGAGTCGACGGCGGTCATGCTGTTGCCAGGATGGACTCCTTTGGTACGCGCTCAAGTGTGAGACGTACTTTGAGGATTACTGTTGTGCGCCTGATTGCACGAACGCCCCAGACCGCATCGAGTTTTGCCCGCGCTATCTCTTGTCAATAGGAATACCGTCTCCGCCAGACCTGGCGAATCGCTGCTATTTCGTGAGCCACGATTGCTGTATGTACATCCTGACCGGATTCGAAACCATTCCTTGTCCAAATCCGTTGTCGACTTGGCCAGTGAACGTCGGCAAATTGGTCAAGGTAAAGAACCGTGTGGCCGGTGAAAACCCGTGCTGTTACGCAGACCTACAGGAACAGGGCACACCTGGCGGAATCGCCGACCTTGAAATCGAGGAAAGCCCCGTTATTGAAAACGACCCGGAACTCCCTTGCGAGGAACTAATCGCGGAGTGTTATGACTTTGCTGACCAATCCGGAACCGTCAAGGGTAAGG